CCAGCGCGACGGCCGTGAGGATCGCTGCGCCTGTGAAGCCCGCGAACACAGCCGCAACGGTCAAGGCGCGAAGGGCCTTCATGGGAGGGGCTCTCCGGTATCGGTCCAGACCAGACGGTGCAGACGGCCTGTCAGGACCGTGATAGTCTCGACCCGGCGCGTGGCCAGCTCCAAGCTGTCCCAAGACTCAACGGCGATCCATTCGCAAGGTCGCCGTGCTTCGATCGTGATCGCTTTCCGGTTGTCCACCATGGCACCCTCCTGTGTGCTACCTCGCAAGGGCATGGGGCGGAGTCACTCCGCCCCAGGGACCTCGGGAGCTAGCGATCCGCGTACCCCTTCGCACGCGCAGCCGAGAGCCAGTCAATGGCGCACGCAAGCTGTGTATCGTCTCCAAGGATGTTGTTCCTGAGATGGATCAGATCGTCCAGCGTAGTGGTTTCGTAGGAGTCAGACCTCCGGGGAACCGCTTCGCTGGGATCGTACCTGTGCAGCAGCACGATCCCGGCGCGGGCCCCGCCGACCTTGAAGACCTCTAGCTCCACCGTCCATCCGTCGCGTTCGTCAGTGTAGGTGTTTCGGAAGTCTGCCCCCACAGTCGCTTTCGCACGCCACACCTCAGCCGCGAGCTCCGCGTATCGAAGCGACGACTCCAGATTCTCTCTGCTAGGCTTACGGGACACTGTGTTACCTCCTGTGATCACAGCATCGCGCCCCAGGGAGTTGCACCCTGGCACGTAGGGCTTAGGACCCTAGCGCGGACCTGGACTAGTAGCCCAACAGATCCCCGCAGTTTCCCACGAAGTAGCGGCCCCGGGCGCACGCGAGCATATCGGCCAGAGACGTAAAATCCATCCAATCGCGATTCTCGCGGATGTACTCCACACGCCGCCTGTCGTTGTAGCAATCGCGCCACACGGAGTCCGCCTCTTCCCGTTCCATGCGGTCGAGGGACTCCTCATCCAGGACGGGATACTCCGCGAGCTGCGCCTGGATCTCGCACCACGCCAGCCACGCGGGGGTAGGCTGGCCGCTGGAGTCCAGACACCGGATAGCGTACCCCTCAACCCAGCCGCACGCCCAGTGGGAGTGGCGCTCCGACTGGCAATCGTCGCCGTCCTCGGAGGACCCGCAGAACGGGTCCATGATCGCTCCGATAGCTTCTGCGTTGGAGCGGGAGAGGATGTCCGAGTCCCGGTTGTGCGTGTAGACAACGGCCCAGTTCTCCGCGTCGGACGGCGCGCCAGACCAGCCAAAGGACTCGAAGCGCTTCCAGTTCCCGCGCGCTTCCTTCGCCAGCTCAATTGCCTCTTGGTTCGTGACGGCCATGGTGTTACCTCCATGCACTACGTGTGTTTGCAACATCCCCCGGGGAGTTGCACCCCGGGATCTAGGGCTTAGGACCCTGGGCTAGTTCACGCGGTACGCGTACAGATCCTCTCCGATGTCAATCTCGTTCCCATCCCACCCGGACAGGAAGTGACCGCGCCCGTCGGCCCGGATCGCGTCTTCAACAAACGCGGGGAAGTTGGTTCCGATGATCGCCGCGAAGATGGGCGAAGCATCCTCGCAGAGCTCTTCGGCCATCTTGCGAAGGGCCCTCTGAGCAGACGGGGGGAGGGCGATCTGAGCGTGGGCCGCGATGAAGTCCACGTTGAACGCCCACAAGGAGTTCTCGATTTCCTCGCGGGTAGCCACGTCTGCTTCCGCGTCCGTCAGCACGCGGAACTCACCGTCCGCGCACCGGAACGTCTCGTAGGGGGTGGGCGTGATGTCCTGCGGATCGATACCGAGGTGTCGGGCCAGTGCGGCGATGCGTGCGGTGTTCGTTGCCATTGTCCTACCTCCGTGCACTACGTGTGTTGTCCGCTGCGGCCTACCTTCCAAGGGTGGGGCCCCGAGGGACTCGGGGCCTACCAGCTAGAACGTGGCCCCCGCCTTCTTGCACAGGGTGATGAGAGCCTTGGCGCGGCGGGGAGCGGCCCCGTGGTGGATCGTCATATGCTGCGCGGAGGGAGAGTAGCGGTAGAGATCCCCGCCGCTCACTGCGTAGAGGTTGGTTCCAGATCGGAAAGCCTGGAGAGTCGTGAAGTCGGGGAAAGTGATCGTGACGGTCATTCGCTATACTCCTGTGTGCGTCGGGTGTGTGGACAATCTAATCGGGTCGAGAAACAGTGTCAAGGGGAATTAGTCGCGCACCGGCATCAGCATCCCGATGCTGTCCGAGCCGCGCACCGTCACGAGGATCATGCGCTCACACTGGATCGCAGGGAGGTGCTGGCCCTCGCCGAAGGGGTCCACCATGAACGTGAGCGACACCACGCCCTTCTTGGCCCCCGCGAGTCCCTCCACAACCTGATTCAGGAGCGCAACGTCGAAGCACAGAGATACGGCTCCGTCGGCCCCCTTGCGCGGGAGTCCATCGGGCAGCGGGGCCGTGAGCAGAGTCTCCACGTCCGGGAACCCGTACCCGCTGGGCACGGTCGCGCGCGGGAGGGTCGCGCCATCTGCCGTCTGCACCGTGCCGAGGTCCAGCTTGCAGACCACAGCGTCGGACCTCTTGGGCATAGCCTTGCGCGCCGCCTCGAGCTCCTTGGCCCCGATGGGACCGGGCACGTCCGACACGTCCAGCTCTGCGGGGACGATGGACATGGTGCACCCATCGGTAGCGACGATAGCGGACGCGGGGAGCTTGCGCGCCGAGTCATCCGGGCCGATGCGCCGGGAGCGCAGGGACTCCGAGAACACCATGATCTGCGCGGAGGTGAGGGAGGGGCGCGCGGCGTCATCGGACACGCAGGCGGCGGGGCGGGAGTTGATCGGGAACTTCATGGGGTCGGCTCCTGTGAACTGCGGGTTAACGGCAGGCGCGGCGGGTAGGGATCGGGCTGCTACGGGTTCCGGCGTACTGCATCGCGGTCCGCACAACCTCGCGTGCGCGGGCCAGCGCGAGGTCTGCCCTGAGCAGAGCGCAGAGCGTCATGGCGGGGCAGTCTCGGCGGGTGGAGGCGGTGGTCATTAGCGCACCCCAGCCGCTGCGAATATCGCCCACACGAGGCTCGCGAACAGGCCGGCAGACCCTGCCGTGGTGGCGATCGCTACGACGGTTCCGAGAGCGAAGGTCTTGAGAGTCATTGTCGGTGCCCCTGTGTTCAGCGAGTGTGAGATACATATAAACTAGTGCTCTAAGCCTGTCAACAACTATTCGCGCCCTAGGGATTTGCACCCTAGATCCGAGGGCTTAGGACCCTGGCGCGGGGGGGCTACCGCGAGAACCGCTTAGCGGCCATTCGGAGAATGTTCCGCACATCTTCCGGGCTAGTCCCGTCGTAGCAAGCGAGGCACTCATCCCGCAGCCCGTCCACGCAATCCTGGCACAGAGCCACGCCGCACTTGCGGCACTTGGGGCCACGGAGGGAGCGGTTTCCGTCATTGCAGAGCCCGATTCCGAGAGTCCCCCGCCCGTACTTCAGCGCGTCCGGGTACTGCGCCAACAGCTTCGCCGTCATTTCGTCCAAGCGGCGCTTGCTCTGCTTTCCAGTGACCGACATGTGTCTCTCCTGTGTCCAGCGAGTGTGGCTTTCTTATAACCCTGTGCTCAGGGCTTGGGACCCTGGCGCGAGCCTACTACTTCCCGGCGACCTGCTTAAGGTCAGCCAGCACCTTAGCCGCGATTTCCCCGGCCGCAACTGCGCTCTCTAGGTTGCGCTCGAGGTCTTCAAGCGCCTCCTCCTTAAGATCCTCGAAGCAAGCATCTGCCCTGAAATCGGCTTCGCTCTCGTAAGAGCAACAGCCCAAGTAAGCAACTCCGGTGAAACCCGCGAACTTCGCCTCCACCTTCACGAGCGCCCAGGCCCACACGTCCCAAGCCTCCAGGCGCTTCAGGATCCCACCCTCCAATTCCTTGTCAAGGGCGGGGTCGCCGCTTGCACTCGCGTTTCCGCGAACCGAGGTATCGTCCTGCTCGACTTCCAGCTTGTAAGTGACCTTAGCAACCATGTGTCTCTCCCGTGTTCAGCGAGTGTGGCTTTCTTATAAACCGGCTCTCTAAACCTGTCAACAGGTATTTTCACTTTCCGAAAACTCCAAGGGCTACGCGTGGATAGCGTAGCCCTTGGATCTAAGTGCTCAGCCCTGGCCGCTCAAGGAGTCAGCGACGGGGGCAACGTCGCTTGGGATCCAGTACCTCCACGGCGGGCGCCCCTTGGCCCTGCCACGGGGCTCAGTGCACCGCGCCCTAGCAACGCGGGGGTCGGAGGTCAAGGCCCACTGCACAGCGCCCCGGGTCACACAGGGGTACTCCCGGAGGATCTCCTCAATGGTCTTCCCCGGGGGGTAGCTGGGCAGGCAATCGAGGTAGTTGGGCAGGGGGTCGGGCATGAGGCCCCTTGCGCGTAGCGCCTCCTCGATCGCCTCTAGGGCCGTGAGCCCTGCGGCCTCGAGCGCGCTGCGCACGCTCAGGGGCACGTACACCATCCCGTCACTCATTGGGCTTGACCTCGGCGGGAGGGGCGTCGGTCGCGGGGCTTGGATCCTTGGACTCAGGGGCCTGGGGCGTCGGAGGGGACACGGGTGGGAGCCAGAACGTGCGGAACGGAGCTCCGATGCTGCCGGTGTGGTACTCACTGCACACGTCCTTTGCCGCGTTCAAGGTGGCGTCGATCGTGATGCGGGACGCCTTGGTAGTCTCCTTGATCTGATTGATCGAGAGCCCCGGGGGAGCGGAGGGGAGACAGGCGAGGATCGCTTGGCGCTTGGGACTCAGGGCTTTGACCTGAGTAACCGGGGTCGCGGGAGGGGGGATAACCACGTCTTCCAGCGCCTTTGCCAACACTTCATGTACTGAACGTCCTGATGCAATCAGCTTCAACTCAATTTCCTTTTGGATGTAGACGATCAAGGCCAGCCTCCAGAGAAAGTTGCGCTACACGAGGAATCTAGCACCACGCTAACCGCGTTTCAAGTCCCCGTCCGGGGGATTCTGGCGTAGGTCAAGGTTGTGCAGCATTGACTCTAGAATGCTGCACAACAAGTGCAACAGACTTGCTGCACAGCGCCAAGTGCTTGGGACTTGGGCGCTTTTTACACGCTGGTTGCACTAGGATACCACCACCACCACCTTGACTCTCTCTCTCTCTCTTATTTTATATAGGGCAGCTGTCAGCTGTAACAGACAGAAACTTGGCACGCCGATTGCTTTGGCCGCCCAGTCCCCCCGCCGGCCGGTAGTCTGGCGACCGACTCCAGGTGCAACCACGTAGTAGATTCCTCCCCCGTTCTAAGCACTTAGCGCCGTGCAGCAGAACCGGTGCAGGAGATTTCCAGCGCCGGAATAGAATGCTGCACACCTGCAAAGCAGGAATAAGGCCCAAAATCCAACCCATTCGGGGGAGTGGTCTAGGTCCTAAGCCCTTAGTCCTGGGGTCTAGGCCCCTAGTCCTACGCTCCAAGCGCAGAGTGCTCAGATCCATGCGCTCAGGGCCCGCGCCTGGCTTACGACGTTGGCACAGGAGCGATTTTCAGGGAGGGGGTGCGGGGTACATGGCTCCAAGGGCCCTGAACGCGCGCTAGGTGCCTTGCCGCTCGATTAATGGGCATCGGCCCAAAACACCTAGCGCCAAGCCCCTCGGGCCTGGCGCTAGGTGCATAGGCTATGCCAAAGTGCGTGGATCTGAGAGCTCCGAGCGCAGCTCGAGGCCGCTAAGTGCATGGAACGTGCCACCTAGGGACTACGACACTCAGGTCATGGAGCTTAGGGCGAAGCGCCATGGGGTCGGACGGACTGCGACAGGCTTGTCGCGTGGGGCATGGCGCTTAGGTCATGGGGGTATGGCGGCTGTGTCGCTTGGGGCATGGCACTTGGGTCATAGGACTCTGTGCAGAAAAACCCCTTTCGATTACGGAGAAAACTCCTAGGCGCGCCGATCTGCGCGAAGCACTTTGAGCCTTTTGTATACAGCTAGGTGCCCGAGATTAGTTTCTCAGAGACCGCGCGGCGAAAGTCCCCGCCCCCTCCGCTAGGAACGCCGCGCTTCCACCTTGGTTCTTTGAAGGAGGCCCATGGGTACTTGTGCATCAGCCCGGGGTCTTGGATTGAGAGAATGCGCTCCCGGTTTTCGTCAGGAGCCAAGCAGTAGACCCACCGGTCCTTTACTGACTGTCCCCCAGTACCCCAGTCACCGTTGCCAGTTGGGGGAGGGCGGAGTCTGTGCCATGTCGGAGCCCACAGCCAATTGGATGCTCGGTACAGCGCCCCGGTGTGCCCGGCGCTAGGGTCTGAGTAGCTTACAACCGTTGTTAGGTCGGGTCGCAGACGCCTCAGCGCCGACACCGCTTGGGCCCACTGGCGTGACCCGATTCCGTCTAGGATGCACCACCGTACCAACTCAGCCCACCCGGTCGTAGGGAGGCGGCGCGAGCTGGGGTTGGCGAACACAAGGCACCCGCTCCTGTCAAGGAGCGCGAACCCTCGCCTAGAGGCTCCGAGGTAGTGGTTGGCGTTGAGGAGGTGAGAGACATCGGTCACCGGCACCTGGAGCATGTCCCTACCCCTCCAACCCAAGAGCCAAGTCCAAAGCCCTGAGCACCGACTCCCGAGACTGGAACCCGCCAGACCCGTAGACCACCAACCCTCCGTCTGACAAGAAGACCAGGTACGGGACCGTGGTGACCCGGCACTGCTCCGCGTACCGCTGCCCGAGCTCAGAGGTCGTGATGTCGAGGACCTGGACCTCGATGCCGCGCTCCTTGCCGACCTGCTCCAGGATGACCTTCTGCGACTTGCAGTACGCGCAGGTCGGGGTAGTGAGTTCGATGATCTTCACGGCTTCTCCTCCACGATCTGAGCGCAAAGTGGTGCGACCTCGCGCAGTCTCTCCAGCACCATGCCGGCGAGCTCGCGCATCTGTGGGTGTGCCCCCGCCGCCAGGCGCAGCTCGAGGAAGTGCATCCACGCCCGCAGAGTACCTGCTGCTTGGATCTCGGTCTTGAGGCAGAGCGGCAGGACGCTACGGGCGATCTCCGGGGCGATGCCCAGACCGCGTAGATCGAAGTACCCGTCCTCGGCAGCGCGGCAGCTCAACTCCCAGAGGGTGTCCTCCCCGTTGAGGCCCGGGGGCTTCACGAACGTGAGCGAGCCGCCGAGCCGCTCCTTGCTGTAGTCGCAGTAGCGGGTGCTCTCCTGGCAGAAGCTCATCCCGACCCGGTGGCGCGTCAGCTCGCGGCCGACTCCGATGTCGGTCACGATGTCCAGGATCATGGAGCTTTGCTCGAAGGGCCCCCAGTGGCCGCGGCGGGCCAGCATCCGCAGGAAGTCAGCGGACCCCGTGGTGTCGAGCAGGTAGCACTTGCGCGCGGCCCGCTCGATGACGTGCTCGGCCCGCGGGGTCGCTGCGACGAGGGTCACGGACTGGGTGACGGTACGCACTAGCACCCTCCCCCGTAGTAGTGAGTCCCGTACCCCTGGTCCTCCTCCCGCTCGAGCCGCTCCTCCGCAGTGAGTCCTCGGCTCTCGTAGGCGCGGATGGCTGCCACGCACTCAGCACTGTGCCCGTAGCGAGGGTCGTCGGTCGCCATCCAGGCGTTCTTGTAGCCGTAGGCAGCGAGCGCTCGGCTCACTGGCAGCGTGCGGCGCCCCAAGCGCCCACCCTTGCCGCCCCGGGAGGTGGGGGGCTTGTAGCCGCGGGTCCACGAGATGAAGTCGCCCCAGGTGAGCAGAGTGTGGACCTGGTGTCGGAGCCAGCGCCGAGAGTGGTCCCACTGGGATGCGTCGATCTGGTACGCCAGCCCGTCCCGCTCGTACATCGCGATAGCCACTGCGCGCTTCATGGTTCACCTCCTGAGCACTTCAAGTAGGCACTACGCAACTCGTCCACTGTCGCTGTCTCCATCGCTGGCGTGAGGGCCCAGAGCCTGACCAGGCCCAGATGCCCTCGCACGGCCCGCCCTTCGTTGCACGGCTTGTAGCCGGCGAGGCGCAGCGCATGGGCCACGCCCGCCTTCGTGGACCCTTTTAGCTTCACGGTGATGTCCTGCGCGGACACCACGACCCACCCGTCAGCGAGCATGTCCTTGGCGACGGCGGCGACTTGCTCGTTCAGGTCCTGCTTGGGGAGGGGTGTGGGCTTCGGGGACTTGGGAGGAGGCACGAGGGGGCGGACCGCATCGATGACCTCGCGGTAGGTCAAGTCCTGAGTGCAGAGCACGTCGAGCGCGAAGGACGCCAGAAGGCGCTCGGCCTGCGGCTCCTCGAGACGGAGCTCTCGGGCGGTGTCTGCGATCAGAGCGCTACGGTCGAGCATCGAAGGACTCCATCACCGCGCGGATGAAAGTCGCCGCGAGCGGCGCGACGATCGCGTTCCCGTAGGCGCGCAGCCTGCCAACTCTAGCAGGGGCGCCGTTAGCTAGTGGGTGCGGTCGGACTATTACCCAGTCACGCGAGTCAAAACCCACTGCGAGCCACGCTTGACCTTCTTCGCCAAGGGATGCCCATGCCGCTTCAACCGAGTCAGGTGCGTGCTGCACATGCCCAAGCGACAGGAGGGTTTCTCGCAGTACTCGCAGCGCGTTCGCCGTTTGCCCATCTCCGTATAGTTCGGCGAGTGCGCGCGACGGTGACAGGAACCGCACAACGTCAGCAAGTTCAGCGCCGAGTTGTTCATCGGGTTGCCGTCGACATGGTGAACCGATAGGCGCGACGAGTCGCGTCCGCATGTCGAGCACTTCTCCGCCACAGTCTTTGCCGATTGCCTGCGGGAGTTCCGAGCGTTCAGCACCTTGATACTCCCGGTCATTGAGGTGGCCATGCAGGCTTGATTGCAGAACCTGCGCTTCTTGAACGAACCCAAGTCCTCCAGCCGACTCCCGAATCGCTTTCGCTCGAGCTTCGCGCCACAGAGTTTGCAGTGCTTCTCGGGGGTCGGAGCAGCGCGTTGCATGGGTCACCTCTTCCGCTTCGGACTTTCTGGCGCACAAGTATCCCACGAATCGGGTAGCCCCATCAACCATCTTGACATGCGCGGGTTCAACTGGCCGCGAGTAGCCGTCGCGACAGGGGATCCAGTCGGCTCTGGACCAGAAGCCGCGAGTCGGGCCAGGGCACGGCTCTGCTTGTCGAGCGAGTGCGTGTGCTGATTGACCCCGCTCCCATGAGCGTCGCTCGCCTGCGGTGTCGCCCACCCCGCGAGTCGCGCTGCATCCGTCAGGGTCGTGCCGCTGTGCCTGCCGCTCTCGGTCGAGTAGTCCCGCGCGCCGGAGGACGCTGAGTCCTGACTCGTTGGAGTAGGACACCCAGTAGATTCGGTGCCGGATGTGCGGCGCGCCGACGCCCGCAGCAGGCAATACCGTCGCCCCGAAGGCGTAACCAACTCCTTCCAGGTCAGCTTGTACAAGGTCGAGCCAGCGGTAGCCGTCAGGACTCGCAACCTGCTCTCCAAAGATGACTGGAGGGCGGCACTCGCGGATGAGGCGGAACCAGTCAGGCCAGAGGTGGCGCTCGTCGGAGAATCCACCACGCTTGCCCGCTCCGCTGAACGGCTGGCAGGGGCAGGAGCCGGTCCAGACGGGCACGTCGTCGGGCCATCCGGCGAGGCGCAGAGCGTAGCTCCAGACTCCGATGCCTGCGAAGGTGTGGAACTGGGTAGCAGGTCTGATGTCGTCTGGGCGAAGCTCTCGAATGGAACGCTCATCGACAGTCCCTTCTGCGATGTGTCCTGCGGTGGAGAGGTTGCGAAGCCACTGCGCGGCGAACGGTTCGATTTCGTTGTAGATGGCAGGCACTTGAATTCACCTCGACTGTGCGACTACACTGTACTCCGATGGAACTCTGTGTACGAGCGGCCAGCGACGCCGACCTCGCGTTCATACACGCGACGTGGAAGCGCCAGATCATTCGGTGCGGTGTTCGTCCCCGCTCTGAACTCTCTGAGCGCGAACTGTATACCAAGGCCACGCACGTCGTCAATGCCCTCCTCCACAGGTCTGCTACGCTCATCGCCTGCTTGCCCGACGACCCCTCCGTGATCCTGGGGTACTTGGTGGTTGAGCTGTCGTCTACAGTGGACAAGCCTATCATCCACTTCTGCTACACGAAAGGCCCCTGGCGGGGGATGGGGGTCATGCGCCTGCTGTTCAAGGACCTGCACCCGAACAACTGCTACGCGAGCCACCTCACCAAGTCGTTGAAACTGAAGAACTTTCCGGGCTTGGTCTTCAAGCCCGAGTTGGCGAAGGAGTGAGCATGTACGACGTGGAAACCAACGCCGCTCTTGATCGCCTGGAGTTCTTGGCGAAGAAGCTTCCCGCTGAGTACGTGCAGGAGGCCGAGTGGCTCGTCCACATCCTCGCCGTGGCGCTGGACCGCGAGCGCAACGTGGATCGGCCCAAATTCAAGGCCAAGGTGCATCCGGTCGGGTTCGCGCCGGTGGTGGAGGATGACGAGTACGACGACTACCCGTTCGTCGCCCGAGCCGCAGTGTTCAGCGTCGCACAGACTCGGGCCTACTCCACGCTGGCAAACAACCACAAGGAGGAGTGATGGACTTCAAGAAAGTCAAGAGCATCCGCACGGTGGCCTCGATGCAGATCGGCCCCCACGGCTCGACGCTGGACGAGCAGCGCACCGACTGCACGCTGACCCTGCGCCCAGACCTGGGGGGTGTGCTGGCCTGCGGCCGGTTCTGCGGCACGGACTACAACGAGTTCCTCGTGCCGATGGGGCTGATCGCGCACATCAAGCTCTACCCCGAGCACGAAGTGCCAGGCAGCAAGCTCCCGGCGCACACCACCGCCACCGGGAAGCTGGTGGTCCCCGCCCCGCCCGAGGTGCCGGCTGCGCCGCCGCCCGCGGAGCCCGCCCCCGTCTTGGCGGCTGACCCGAAGGTCGCGCCTGTCACGGCCGCTGATCCGAAGCTGGCGAAGTTCCGGCGGTGAGCACCAAGGTCACAGGTCCTCTGGGCAAGCTGCTCGAGGAGCAGGACGCTGCGATGGCGGAGCGCGAAGCACTGCGCTCTGCGGTCGAGTCGGGCACTGCTACGCCTGTGGACGAGGGGCCGGCCAAGACCATCGGCAAGAAGGTGAAGATCAAGCTCGACGCGCTGGCGAAGCGCGGAGAGATGCGCCTGACGGATGGGGAGCTGGCTGACCTGGAGATCCTGGAGGCTCGGCGCGCGGGTCGGTCCGTTTCGGAGATTGCGTCTGAGACGGGCCTCACGCTCGAGGTGGTGAAGTCAACCATCGAGCGGTGCCTGCGGACCTACGTGCGCGAGATGCAGGGGGCCGTGGAGGAGATCCGGTTGATGGAGGTCTACCGGCTCGACGGCGTGCTCGAGAAGCTGTGGCCTCGGCGCGACGATCCGAGAGTGGTGGACTCGATCCTGAAGATCATGGACCGGAAGTCCAAGCTGCTGGGCCTCGACGCCGTGGAGAAGTCCGAGATCAAGCTGACGGGGTTCGAGACGCTGAGCGACGAGGAGATCGCAGCGCAGATCAAGAACCTGGCCGCGCTCGCCGCCGCCGAGAAGAAAGAGGAGTAGCCGTGCCCCTGTCCGACGCCGACAAGGCGAAGATCGCCCTTCTGCGCGCTGAGCTCCAGCGCCGCGGCGCGGACACGTTCATGGACCTGGGGTTCAAGCACCAGTGCGACTTCATCAACGACCCCGCCCGCCTCAAGGTGGGCCTCTGCACTCGCCGCGCCGGGAAGTCCTACGGGGCGGGGGTCTACCTGTTCAAGGTCGCGCGGAAGACGCCGAACTGCTCAGTGCTGTACCTCGCCCTCACCCGTGAGTCTGCGCGCGGCATCATGTGGAAAGACGTGGTGAAGCGCATCGACCGGGAGCACTCCCTAGGGTGCGTCTTCCACGAGAACGCGCTCACCTGTACGCTGCCCAACGGGAGCGTCATCTACCTGCTGGGAGCGGACTCCTCGGAGGAGGAGAAGGCCAAGCTGCTGGGCCGCAAGTTCGCGCTCGTGGTCGTGGACGAGGCGGCGTCGTTCACCACGGACCTGACGGACCTGGTGTACAAGACGCTCAAGCCCGCCGTCGCAGACTACCGCGGCACCATCGTGCTCATCTCCACGCCGTCGAACTACAAGACCGGGCTGTTCTACGAGCTGACGCAGGGGCAGGACCCGATGACTCCGGGAACGTGGGAGACGCGGGGGTGGAAGGGGTTCCGGTGGACGGCGTTCGACAACCCGTACATGGCTGAGAAGTGGCAGGAGGAGATCGACGCTCTGGTGAAGGCGAACCCGCGCGTGGTCGAGACGGGTTGGTATCGCCAGATGTTCGAGGGTCGTTGGACCACCGACGACAGCCTGCTGGTCTACAAGTACACCCCCGGGGTCAACGACTACGGGGACCTCCCCGACTACATGTCCTTGAAGGGCGAGTGGCATCACGTGCTGGGCGTGGACTTGGGGTTCAACGACGAAACGTCGTTCGTCACGGTCGCCTACCACGATGCAGACCCGGTGCTCTACATCGAGGACGTGGAGAAAGAGGCCAAGCTTGACCTCACGGATGTTGCGACACGGATCAAGCGGCTGACTTCGATCTACGGGTACGAGACGCTGGTGGTGGACGGGGCCAACAAGCAGGGTGTGGAAGAGATCCGGCGTAGGCACGGGATCCCACTGCGGGCAGCCGAGAAGCGAGCGAAGTCCGAGTACATCGACCTGATGAACGCCGACTTGGCGCGAGGCTTGGTGAAGCTCAGCCCTCGCGCCACGCCCCTCCGAGACGAGTACGCCCAGCTAGTGTGGGACGAGCGAGCGCTGAAGCGTGAGAAGGACAAGCGGCGGGTCGAGCACCCCGGCTGTAAGAACCACGCCGCGGACGCCACCCTCTACGCCTGGCGCTACTGCCTCCCGTTCTTGTTCTCCAGGCAGGCCCCCGCGCTGAAGGCGGGGACGCGCGAGTGGTACGACGCCGAAGCGCGGAAGATGGAAGAGGAAGCAATCGAGCGGCTGGCTGACCGAGAGCGCCAAGACCGCGAGGAGGAGTGGCTGCTATGAACGTCGAGAACATCGGTGAACTGGAGCGCGTGCTTCAACTCGTGCTAAAGTACCCTGGAATCCGCAAGCTGGTGTGGCGGGACATGACGGTGGAGGTTGCTCCGTCCCCGCTGCCCGCCGCCCTCCCAGCGAGTGAGGACGAAGTTCCCGTCGTTTGCCGCTGCGGCCACGACGCTTCCGAGCACAGCGACTGCGGCTGCCTCCTGGGGTGCCCCGTCAGCGTGTGCGCCCCCACTGAGGAGTAAGCCCCGTGAGCCTTGACTATCGACAGTTCCACGAGAAGGGCACGCCGAGTCCCAAGACCGAGGCCCAGAGCAAGGGCCAGTGGTGGCTGCTCGAGGACGTGGAGCGCGCTCGAGCAGTCGCGGCGACGCTGGAAGTGCTGGCGAAGCAGCAGGACTTGCGCCTCAAGCAGATCCTCATCTCGTCCCGCCTCTACGGCAACCAGACGATGATGGGGCCCAACGGGATGTCGTTCAGCAAGCTCCAGGTCCTCCACCCGTCGCTCCGAGAGCGGATCAGCTTCAACGTGGTGCAGAGCGCCATCGACACGATCCTGAGCAAGACGACCAAGAGCAAGCCCAAGCCGCTGTTCCTGACCAGCGGAGGCGACTACAAGCAGCAGCGCCGCGCGAAGAAGCTCAACAAGTTCGTGGAGGGGCTGTTCTTCGAGCAGAAGTCCTACGTGAAGGGCGCTGAGGCCATGCGCGACGGCTGCGTGTGGGGGACCGGCGCCGTCCACGTCTTCGAGAAGGACGGGCGGGTCTGCCACGAGCGGACGCTCACCCACGAGCTGTGGGTCGATGAGCTGGAGGGGTTCTACGGCAACCCGCGCTCCATGTACCACTGCCGGAACGTGGACCGCGAGACGCTGGCCGCGCAGTTCCCTGACTACCGCAAGGAGATCATGCGGGCTGAGCAGGGGTCGCCTGACACGACTGGCTACGCGCAGACCACGAGTGACCTGGTGGAGCTCCGCGAGGCGTGGCACCTCCCCTCGTCCGAGGACTCGGAGGACGGGGTTCACTGCCTGTCCATCGATGACTGCTGCCTGTTCTCCGAGCCGTGGACCAAGGACCACTTCCCCTTCGCGTTCTTCCACTGGGAGCGGCGCCTCCACGGGTTCTGGGGGCAGGGGTTGGCGGAGCAGATCCAAGGCATCCAGCTTGAAGTGAACAAGCTGCTCAACGTCATTCAGCGCGCACACCACCTAGGCGGTTCGTTCAAGGTCCTCATCGAGAACGGGTCGAAGATCGTCAAGGAGCACCTGAACAACGACGTGGGCGCGATCATCGCGTACACCGGGCAGAAGCCTGAGTACGTGGTCCCACCGCTCGTCCCGCCCGAGATTTACACGCACCTCAAGACGCTCCGCGACGCTGCCTACGAGCAGGCCGGTATCAGCCAGCTCTCCGCGTCGAGTCGCAAGCCCGAGGGCATCGAGAGCGGGAAGGCTCTCCGCGCCTTCAACGACATCGAGAGCGAGCGCTTTGTCACGGTCGGGCAGGCTTACGAGCAGTTCTACCTGGACCTCGCGAAGCTCAGTGTGGAGTGCGCGCAGGACATCGCGAAGCGCCACCGCGGACACTACACGGTGAAGGTCCCCGGCAAGCTGGACGTGCTCGAGCTGGACTGGGCTGACATCGACCTGGACCGCGACGCCTACGTGATGCAGGCGTTCCCGATCAGCTCGCTGCCGTCTGACCCGAGTGGTCGATGGCAGACCATCCAGGAGTACGTGGCAGCGGGCTGGATCACGAAGCGGCAGGGCAAGCGCCTGATGAACTTCCCGGACCTCGAGGCCGTCGAGGGACTGGAGAACGCCGCGGAGGACTACCTCACCATGATCCTGGACCGGATCGTGGACGAAGGCGTCGCTACCCCGCCTGACCCGCTGGACGACCTGGTGCTCGCCCGCTCGCTCGCGCTGGAGTACTACCAGCGTGGCAAGACCAACGGGCTGGAGCCTGAGCGCTTGGAGCTGCTGCGCGTCTTCATGCAGCAGATCGATGACCTCCAGCAGGCGGCGCAGGAAGCCGCGATGCCACCCGCCCCACCGATGTCCCCTGAAGTCGGAGGACCGCCGCAGGCCGTGCCGATGGGCCCGCCCGTGTCTGACCTCCTGCCGAACGTCCCACAACCCCCGGCCTAGCTCGCCGGATAGGAGCAGTGCATGACCGCCCAGACCGCGGAAGCCGCTGTTGCCACGCCCGTCGTCCCCGCCCCTGCCGCGCCCGAAGCGCCGAAGGCCCCCGAGGCCAAGGCCCCCGAGGCTCCGGTTGAGGCGAAGCCCGTGGAGGCGGAGAAGCCCGCCGATGCGGAGAAGAAGCCTGACCTGAAGGTCGAGAAGACCGAGGACCCGAAGCCAGGCAAGGTGGCGAAGGCGTTTGCAGACCTGGGCAAGAAGGAGAAGGCCCTGGTCGAGAGCCAGCGGAAGTTCGCGGCGGAGAGGGAGCAGCTCGCGCAGCAGAAGGCGGACCTGGAGCGCTACGTCCAGAGTCTCAAGGCCGAGGCGGCGAAGGCGGACGAGTTCGCGAAGTTCATGAAGACCGCTCGCCGCAACCCGGCGAAGGCTGCGGAGCTGCTGAAGCAGCTCGACGTGAGCTACGACGACATCAGTCAGCTCGTGCTCTCCGAAGGGAAGATGACGCCCGAGATGGAGGCTCGAGCGGCGGCGGAGGAGGCGAAGGCCGAAGCGCGGCGCGCGGCGGAGGAACTCGCGGAGTTCAAGCGCCAGCAGGCCGAGGCTCGGGAGGCGGCGAAGCGCGCGGCGGTCGAGCGCGAGCAGAAGGCTGCGGAGGCGACGCTGGAGCGGTTCCGGTCCGATGCTGTTGCGTTTGTCAAGGACCACGGTGTAGACTACGAGTTGATCCTCCAGAACGGTGCCGAGGATGAGGTCCCCAGGCTGGTCGAGACGTACTTCGCTCAGACTGGCAAGGTTCTCACCATGAAGGACGCCGCAGATCAGGTCGAGGATTTTCTGCTCAAGCGACTTGAGCAGGTCACTTCCAGCCAGAAGTGGACGCGGTTGCAGGCGGAGAGGGCCAAGCCCGTTCAGGCTCCTTCGGCTCCCGCCCCAGTTCCGGCCCCCGCGAAGGCGACCATCACCAACGAGATGGCGCCTACCGCCAAGCCCGCCAAGCCTGCGCCTCTCACTGAGGAGGAGCGCATCAAGCGGGCGGTGGAAGCCTTCAACAAGGCCCGCGGAAAGTAGTCCCCGACCACATCCCGCTAAGCGCACTGCGCCTCTGGCGGTCTTCGGAGAAGAGAAATGGCGAACCTCGACATCACCGCAATGTCTGCTGCACTGAAGGAGTACTACCACGGCCAGAAGGTGACTGACCTGGTGTTCAAGAAGAACCCGTTCTTCGCGATGGTCAAGAAGAACACCAAGTGCGGCGGCAAGGTCATCCCGGTCCCCGTGCAGTACGGTGCTTCGCAGGGCCGCTCCACCGTGTTCGCCACCGCGCAGGCCAACCAGACCGCCGCGGCGCTTGCGGAGTTCATGCTGACCCGCAAGAGCGACTACTCCGTCGCGACCATCAGCAACGAGGCCATCGAGGCGACCAAGGGTGACGCCGAGGCGTTCATCAACGCGAGCAAGCTGCTCATCGACGCCGCCTTCAAGTCGATCACCCTGTCCGCGGCCTCCTCGCTGTTCCGCAGCGGAACCGGCACCATCGGCAAGGGCACCTCGGGCACCAACGCGGCTGGCGGCGCTACCGCCGCGGCGTCGGGCGTCCTCGCCCTCGCCGACGCCACCCAGGCCCTCCAGTTCGAGGTCGGGATGGCGCTCAAGGCCGCGACCGGCGACGGCTCGGGCATCCGAGCCACCCCGCTGTACGTGATCGCCGTGGACCGCAGCCTCGGCACCATCACCCTGTCCAACACCCCGGGCGGGTCCGTGTACGACTTCACCTCCGCGTCCTGGGCCGCTACCGACTACCTCTCGGTCGAGGGCGACTACAACGCGAAGATGAGCGGCCTCGGTGCGTGGCTGCCCATCGTGCGGCCCACCAGCGCGGACAACTTCTACGGTGTGAACCGTTCGTTCGACGCCGACCGCCTGGCCGGCATCTACCACGACGGCTCGGCCGACTCCATCGAGGAGGCCCTGGTCGACATCTCCGCGAAGACCGCTGAGCGCGGCGGCAGCCCCGGCAAGGCGTTCATGAGCTACACCTCGTTCCGCTCGCTCGTCAAGAGCCTCGGATCCAAGGTGCAGTACGTGGACCTCGAGTCCGACGCGGGCGTGGGCTTCCGCGGCGTGCGGATCCACGGCGACGATGGCAACATCGACGTGATCCCCGACCGCAACTGCCCGCCCCAGCTCGCCTACCTGCTGGACATGGACACCTGGACCCTGGACTCGGTGGGCGAGGTCCCGCACATCGTGACCTACGGCAAGGAAGGCCTGGAGATGCTGCGCGTCTCCAACGCCGACGCCGCTGAGGTCCGCATCGCCTACTACGCCAACCTCGAGTGCAACGCTCCGGGCTGGAACGGCGTCTGCAAGCTGGGCGTGTAGTGCCACGGTGAGGAGCGCGGCTAACCGCCGCGCTCCTCACACTCAAGGAGACTCACATGGCCTACGCCACTCCGACTGTTGCGCTCACGTTCAGCCCCGCCTCCCCGAAGGCCGGGGAGCCGTTCAAGGTCATCGCCACGGTGACCAGCACCGGCGACGTGGGCATCAAGCTGCGCCGCGCCGTCGCCGTCCGCCTGAGCGGTCCCGACGCGAAGTTCGGCGAGTTCGAGCTTACGGGCGTCCCGAAGTTCGCGGGCGTCAACAAGCCCTCCACCGCTGACTACCTCGCGAACGCGGGGAGCTCGGCGACCAGTGAAGTCCGCTTCCCGGGCATCGCGTTCACCGCTGGCACGCTGGCCGTGGACTGCGAGGTCGTGCTGACCCGCGACGACACCGCCGCTGAGGTCCGCATCCTGGCCGGCTCCACCAACGTCACCATCGCGTCTGCCGGCTACTAGGCAGAGGAGAAAGAACATGGCAGACCGCAATTACGCAGAGTTCCGGTACTCGCTGGAGAAGAAGGTCGTGGACCTGTACGCCACGGTCACCTTCTCGGGCGGCGCCGCGACTGTGGCCCGGGGCAAGGGCATCAAGTCGATCACCAAGAACGGCACCGGCACCTACGACATCGTGCTGAGCGACAAGTACAAGGCGCTGCTCGGCTTCGACGTGATGTTCAAGGACGCCTCGTCGGCGGCGTCGAACGTCCCGCTCTCTCGGTTCGCGTACATCTCGGCTGAGGACGTGACCGCGGGCACGATGACGATCAAGTTCACCGTCCTGGCGAACACCGTCACCGACCCTGCGAACTCCACCACGGCGTACCTGCACTTCGCCCTCTCCAACAGCTCCGCGCTGTAAGGAGTGACCGATGGCTAACACCGCTGTCGTCACTCTCGAGGAGAACCGCATCCGGTCCGGGATTCCGTTCCTGGTCAAGCTCGCCCCTGCGCTGGACGCGGGGGTGAGCGTCGTCTCCGTAATGCCTACCGCCGTCGTGACGGGCGCCACCGCGCAGAACCTGTCGTGCCGGTTCAGCCAGGTGAGTCCCTCGGACGTGCGATGGCAGTGCGTGCTGTACGCGTCGGCGGCGGACGACATCTCGTTCAGCATCGGGGCAGACCTCAAGCTCAGCACCGGGGACAGCATCACCGCGACCGCGGCTACCGCGTGGATCGTGGACTCTCCCGAGGCGGGGCAGGCGTGGTTCCACGTTTTCGAGCAGAGCGGGCTGATCCCGGAACTCATGCTCTAGGAGAAGTGAAATGGCTCAGGCAACTGCAAGCAGCACGACGGTGAAGGACGCGACGGGCGTCACCAAGACCCTTTCGCAGCTCACCGACCCCAACAACTCCTCGTACCTTGCCCCGAAGGTGTTCGCGGACGAGTCGCTGAACGCCACCAGCCACTACTCGACGGGGGCCACGCAGGTCACGCCCGCGGCCACTCCCAGCGTGGTGGTAGAGGTCAAGGGGTCTGCGACCAAGACGGTCCGCATCAAGAAGGTCATCTTCCAGCTCACCGCGACCACGATCAAGCAGTGGTCGGTGACCTTCTACCGCGGCGCGGCGGCCGTGGCTGACGGCACCCCGGTCACCCCTGCCATCACCAAGTTCGACACCAGCGACGCGGCGGCGACGGCGGTTGTCTCGCACTTCACCGCGAACCCGACCCCGGCCGCGGCGAACCCCGCCAACTCCAAGATCCTGGTGCAGGACATCACCGCCACGATCCCCGCCGGCCAGGCCGCTCCGCTGGTCTGGGTCCCCTCCGACCAGAACGGCAAGGCGTTCGTTCTGCGCGGCGCGGCGGACACGTTCTGCATCACCCTGAGCGGTGCGGCCCTCACTGCCGGTGAAAAGTACGGGTACACGATCTTTTGGTCTGAGGACGCCTCCTAGTAGAGGGTGACCGCCATGGCCAAGGACAAGGGAATCGCCGGCCTCATCGTCGCGATGAAGGCCAAGAAGCCCGAAGAGGGCCCCGAGGTCGAGTCCGCCGAGGAGCCTGGCGGGGACGACATGGGCCTCGAGGCTGCGGCCCAGGAGCTCATCGACGCAGTGGGGGCACAGGACCCGGCCGGCGTCGCGAGCGCGCTCAGGAACTCCTTCGCAATTTTGGAGTCCGCGCCGCACGAAGAGGGTGAGCACATCGAGTAGCCCCGCTGAGGGCGTGTTGCACGGACGGGGGCCATTGAGCCCCCGTCTTACTATGGGGTGACCGATGGCGTACACCATCAGTGACGTGACGACGCGCGCCTCCACCGGCTCCACCGTGTGGACTGTGACCGGGACTGCGGCCCAGGCCGTGGACGTGGAGTTCATGGTCACCTACGTGGACGGGACCGAGACGGGCTACCTGATCTTCTTCATCAACGGGGAGTACAGCGCTCAGGTCACCTACGACGGCGGGAGTCTCGGCCCCCCGTCCCCGGGCTACTCGGTCACGCTGGGATCGGTTCACGCCACGCTCAACGGCATGACGCTGACGCTGGTGAGCGGGACTCCGTTCCAGGAGACGTTCGGGGCCTACGGCTGGTACACGTTCCAGGTCACGGGCGAGGCGGCGGACGGGTACACCATCGAGCAGCTCGAGCTTGAGGTCCGCCAGCGCGCGGACATGGTGAACTCGGAGTTCGTGTCCTCAACCGAGGTGCAGGAGTACATCGAGCAGAGCCTCTACGAGCTGTACGACCTGCTCATCCAGAAGTACGGGTCGGACTACTACATCGACTCCTACGAGTTCGACACGGACGGCACGACGGACACCTTCGCGCTCCCCGCCGACTTCTACAAGCTGCGCGGCGTGGACCTTCGCATGGGGTCCGTGACGGCGAACACCAACGGCTGGGTGACCCTCAAGCCGTTCAACTTTGCCGAACGCAACCGCTATGTGTTCCCCAACACGCAGACTACGTTCGGCCTGACGAGCAACCTTCAGTACCACCTCCAGGGCGACAACATCCGCTTCACTCCGCAGCCTGCCTCGGGCCAGACGATCCGCCTGTGGTACATCCCGCGGCTCACGGACGTCGCCGCGAGCGCGCCGTCCGACATGATGAACCTCGGCGCTGCGTCCGTGTCCGGGAAGTGGACGTGGAGCACCCCCACCGGGACCGCTCTGGCGCCGCACCGCGTGGAAATCTACCCGTACCTCGTCAGCGGGTCTAACACCCGTCTGCGCGTCGTGGTGGACAACGGGAACGAGGTCCTCACGTCCGGGAACTTCGCCGTGGCGGAGGGGACCACCCTGGACCTCGGTACGCTCAGCGCCACGCTGACGGGACTCACCATCGAGCTCCGCACCATCAACACCACGCTCGACACCACGCTCGACTACCCGGTAGCCGGGTGGACGTTCAACACGGGCGACCCCGCGAGCGTCACGGACCCGAAGATCAAGCACTGGATGGAGTACGTGGTGGTCGACGCGGCGATCAAGTGCCTCATCAAGGAGGAGTCGGACCCCTCCGCGCTGATGGCGCAGAAGGTCGCGCTGGTCCAGCGACTCGAGAGCGCTGCGGAGAACCGCGACGCTGGCTCGCCGCAGATCGTGGCGGACTCCACTAGGTCGAACGGCGGCTGGGGGTGGGGCTTCAACGGGATGGGCGACGGGGGCCCGCTCTAATGGACCGGGTGCTCACCAAGATCCAGAGCACCAACCCCGAGCTGAACCGAATTCAGGACCGTCTCCTCCAGGTCCTGAACCCGGTACTAAAGCGGGCGCTGCTGGTGGCCGAGCGGTACACGACCGCCACGCGCCCTCCCGCGTCCTCCGCGCTCGCCGGTACGTTCATTCGCGTCCGAGACAGTGCTGTTTCGGACGAGGTACTTCAGATCTGCCTACAGGACGACACCGGGGCCTGGGTGTGGCTGGAGGCTGGTCCTGGTCCTGCGGGCCCAGCAGGTCCCGCGGGGCCAGCCGGCGCTACAGGTGCTACAGGTGCTACAGGTGCCACCGGCGCTACAGGTGCCACCGGCCCCGCTGGTCCTGGAGCCTATGCGTACTACGTGGACGTGAACTTCGGGTCGGCCCCGGGGACTAGCTACAAGACTGTTACCGTGCCGAACACGGAGGTCGTGGATGACTCGCACATCGTCGCGTGGTTGGGGTACGATGATACGAGCGTTCACGAGGGTGGGGTGGACCACAACCCGACCGAGCACCTGATCCTAGCGGGCAGGTGCGGGATCGTGGCCGGAAACATCGTCTACCGGGAAAGCTTCGACTTGCACATCGAAACCGAGCTGCGCCTGACGGGCTGGTGGCGCGTTCACTACATGGTCGTTCAGCAGGGGGCCTAAATGGCTGGCATCAGGATTGAGGGCAACACGTCGGGCAACGTTGCAGAGGTCAACTCCTCGAACGAGATCAAGGTCGCTTTGGCCACGGGATCTGTGCCGGCCAATGTTGGGGCCATCCGGGTGTTCTCCGAGAACGACCCGGGCAGCGTGACCGGAGATGTGTACCTCAAGAGTCCTGAGACGTCCTCGGACTTCCGGCTCCGCGTCGGCCTCGACAACTTGCTGTTCGGCGACACGTTCAACGCGACCGCGCAGAACACCGGCACGTGGAAGTACCTGTTCACGACGATGACCGCGACCATGAGTGGTGGGTCCGTGCTATTCAACGCGAACAGCACCGGCACCACGACCACGGGCTGTATGCTCCAGTCGTGGCAGCACTTCCCCATGTTCGGCGCCTCGGGCTTGTACTGGGAGGCGACCGGGCAGATCACCGCGGCGCCGCAGGCGAACCAGAACTACTGCGCGGGCTTTGGGTTCGGCGCGACCGCGACCGCAGAGCCGAGCGACGGCATCTACTTCCGGTTGAACGCTGGTGGCCTGTACGGGGTCGTGAAGTTCAACGGCTCGGAGACGGTGGCGCAACTGCTCACCGCCAGCATCCCAGCGAACACGAACGCCAAGTACGTGATCGCCGTGAACCAGCGCGAGGTCGAGTTCTGGGTGGACGACGTGCTGATGGCGGACGTGGAGACGCCCAACGCCCAAGCGCAGATGAACCTGTGCGGCGCGCTCCCGATCTTCTTCCTGTTCTACAACAGCGGCACCGTCAGCGGCGCCCCGCAGATGCAGGTCAAGGTCGGCACCGTCAACGTGTCGCTCCAGGATCTCGACTGCACGCGCCAGTTCTCGCACCAGATGGCCGGCATGGGGCTGGCGTACCAAGGCATGAACGGCGGCACGATGGGCAGCCTGGCGAACTACGCGAACAGCGCCAACCCCACCGCCGCCGTGCCGACCAACACCACCGCGGCACTCGGGACTGGGCTCGGCGGGCAGTTCTGGCACACCAACACGCTCGCCGTGACGCCGGTGGACGGCATCGTGTGCAGCTACCAGAACCCGGTCGGCGCGGTGAACCAGACCGCGCGGCAGATGGTGATCTCGAAGGTCCGCATCGACACCGCGGTGCAGACCACACTCGCGAACGCAGGTGGAGCCGTCTACGTCTGGGGCCTCGCGTGGGGTCACACGGCTGTGTCGCTCGCGACCGCCGAGTCGGCATCGTTCGCGAACAACACTGCCAAGGCCCCGAGGCGCATCCCGCTGGGGGTTCAGGGCGCAATCGGCGCGCTCGCCCAGGGCAGCGTGCTCCAGACCATCGACGTGGACCTGGACCACTGCCCCATCGTCGTGAACCCGGGTGAGTTCGTGGCGGTAGTTGTGAAGAACATCGGGACCGTGGGCACCGCTGGCGTGCTGCACCACCAGATCCTCATCGGCCACCACTTCATCTAGGAGGCTGCCGTGGCCCTCGACAGGCAGACCGTTCAGCTCCCGTTCATCGGCGGACTGGACACCAAGACCGACGCGAAGCACGCGCCTGCGGCGAAGCTGCTCACGCTCGAGAACGGTACGTTCTCCTCCCCCGGCGTGATCAAGAAGCGCTACGGGCACACCGCGCTCTCCACCGCGCTCTCCTCGGCTACGGGACTCCACGCGTTCGGCGATGAGCTCCTGGTCACGCAGCGCGACGGTGCGCTGTTCAGCTTCCGGGACTCTAGCGACACCATGCCACAGGTCGGCACGGTAAGCGGAGTGAACCTGGGCTTCGACCCCGTGATCGCCACGGACGGGCTGGGCTACGTCTCGTTCGACGCCGCCGTGAACCTGACCACGGGTGTGACGTGCTACGTCTACCGCGCCCCGGCGTCGTCCGCGGCTCCCAACGAGGGGACGATCTACTACTCCATCGTGGACAACACTACGGGCGCGTTCATCCAGAAGAACGTGCAGGTTGTGGCGTCGGCGGAGTACGCCCCTCGAGTAGTGGCGCTGAACAACTACTTCCTCGTGTTCGTGGAGATGGCTACGAACACCGAGGTCAAGGTGTACAGCATCGACACCACGGGTACTATGGCCTCTGCAGTGAACCGCTCGGCTACGCTCGGAACCGGGGCGGGGAACCTGTACTCGGGGTGGGACGTGTGCGAGTGCGCGGGCTACGTGTCGTTCGTCTACGCCACGTCCTCGGTGCTGTTCGTGTCGCGCGACATCACCGAGTCCGGTGGCACGTTCACGACCCGTGACCGGAACTCCAGCGCCGTCACTGCTACGACCGTGTACGCGGTGTGCGCGGGGACACTCGATGCCTCGACCGTGGTTATCTACCAGGACGGGTCTGGCGTCTACGCGATCGAGCGCTTGGGAACGTCCTGGGTTCAGGGGCCCCATGCGCTTGGCTTCACGACTGGCAGCTGGGGCACCGGCGCTGTGGGCGCGGGGGGCGTGATCCACGTCTGGACCTCCGGCACGAACGGGTCCGCTCGGGAGTACGTGCAGCAGGGTACTGTGAACATGGCTACCGGGGCCGTTACGGGGCCGACCACCGTGCGAGCCAACTGCTCGCTGGCCTCGCGCCCGTTCACGTTCACAGGGGCGAAGGTCTACGGGTGGGTCTGCACGCGCAGCTCCGTGCAGCCTACCTACGTGCTGTGCGAGTCCTCGGGATCGCTGCACGGCGTGGCGGGATACGAGTACGCCACCCCCGGCGTGCTGACGGTCGGGACCACGGGGTCCAGGGTCCCGCAGGCGCGGCTCGTGGCTACGGGGCAGTACGCCGTCCCGCTGGGGATGTACTTCGACAACGGAGCGGAGTTCGACTCCACGGCTACATGGGCTACGGTGCTGGCCACTCTGCCGAAGGGCGCGGTGGACGTGCGCATGGACGCCGCCACGACTTCGCTCGGCATGAGCGTCAACGCGGGGCGCCACGCGTTCTTCTCGGGCGGAGTGCTCAAGTCATTCGACGGAGTGACATGCTCAGAGCAAGGCTTCATCTCGCGGCCCGAGGATGTCACCGGCACGCCGTCGCCCGCCACAGCAGCCCCGGCCTTCACCTACGGCTACCGAGTGGTCTACGAGTGGACCGACGCCGCGGGGCAGAGGCACTACAGCGCCCCCAGCAACGTGATGACGATCACCACGGACTACGCCATCGGCGGAGCCACGGGCGGGTCGCCCTCCACGCAGCAGGTCACGGTCACGAGTCAGGCGTGCCTGTACTCGGACAAGACCAACGTGCGTGCCGCGCTGTACCGCACGTCGGCTTCAGGGAAGATCTACTACCGCGTCGCGGACACACTCGCGGACACCTCCGCCTACGACACGTACTTCCGCGTCTCGTTCGTGGACACCACGACGGACGACGTGCTTGAGACGCGTCCGCACATCTACACCACAGGGTCCGAGGTGTCGACCTGGGCCCCGGGTGCTACGGGCGCGATCTGCGAGTACAAGGGCCGGCTCGTGGCAGTGAGCGCCGAGTACCCGGACGTGGCGTTCATCTCCAAGCCTGTGGGCTTCGTAGAGGCGGGTGCCGCGGGCGTGCCCGTGGAGTTCAGTCAGGACAAGGACACGTTCCAGATCAGCGTGGACCAGGCGGGCGGGCCGATCACCGCGCTTGGCGTGATGGACTCGAACCTTGTCGCGTTCAAGAAGTCCAAGGTCTTCGTGCTCGGTGGTGAGGGGCCCGACAACAAAGGAGACGCCAGCACCCTCTCCGCCCCCACGCAGCTCGCGGTGGAGGTGGGCTGCCCCTACCCCAAGAGCGTGGTGCTGACCCCGAGTGGCTTGATGTTCCAGTCGCTCAAGGGCGTCTACCTGCTCGATCGGAGCCTCTCCGCGCAGTACGTCGGTGCCCCGGTGGAAGGGCTGGTCGGCACGGCCACGGTGCGCGCGGCGATGGTGACGCCTCGAGCGTATCAGGTGCGCCTCGCCATGAGCTCCGGGGTGTGGCTGGTGTGGGACTACGTGATGAACCAGTGGTCCACGTTCACGGGGCTTGACTCCGCTGGGCTGGCGATCTGGGGCGACGAGGCGTGCCACGTTACGACGGCGGGGGACCTGTATCGGGAGGACCGCACGGTGTATACTGACGGCGGGTCCTTCGTGCAGCTCCACGTTGTGACAGCGTGGCTCCAGCTCGCCGGCTTGCAGGGCTTCCAGCGGGTGAACCACGCAGCGCTCTTGGCGGAAGGTTCCCCCTCGCACACCATCTCCGTCAGGCTGTACACCGACTTCAAGGCAGCGTCGGACCAGAAGGTCGTGTTCCTGCCTTCGACCGACACCCCGGTGATGCAGCGGCGCGTCCACCTCAAGAACCAGAAGTGCGAGGCCGTGAAGCTTGACATCACGGACGTGTCTGTGAGCGGGACGGACGGCGGGCTGAGCCTGAGTGGTCTGTCCTTTGAGATCGGCGTGAAGAAGGGCCTTGTGAAGCTCGGCCCGGCTCGTAGCTACTAGCGGAGGGACGCATGGCGGACAACATCGGCAAGGACATTGGGCACTTCTTCGGCATCCCCGCCGACGTGGAGGAGCCTGCTGGTCTGGAGAGCACCTGGTCCTACCAGGGAACCCCGGACTACCGCGCGTACAGCGGCGAGATGGACACCGCCTCCGCGCAGTACTACTCGGACCTCCAGCGTGCCCTCGCCGCCCGTCAGGCCCAGGAGGGGTTGGTCAACCAGCTCCAGGAGTCGGCCGCGGGGCGCGGGGAGAGCGCTGCCCAGCTCATGTACGAGCAGCGCCGGCAGCAGGCCCTCCAGGACCAGGCGAGCATGGCGTCGAGCGCGCGCGGGATGCGCTCCGCCACGTCGCAGCGTGCGCTGACCGAGCAGGCCGCTGAGTCGCAGCGGAAGGCGATCCTCGAGTCCGCCATGCTCCGCCTCCAGGAGCAGCGCTCCGCGCAGCAGGCGCTGGCCGGCGTGGCCCAGCAGATGCGCGGGCAGGACTACTCCGGGGCGGGGCTGGCGGGCCAGATGTACGGCACGCAGGCGTCTGCACTCGGCGCGCAGAACCAGAACCGGCTCGGAGTCGAGGAGCTGAAGCAGAAGGACGCCGCCCAGCGCGCCGCCGCCGCGATGGAGCGCTACCGCCTCGCCGTGGCCCAGGAGGCTGCACGGGCGAAGGCGTGGGGCGAGCTGGGGCAGAACCTGCTGACGGGTGGGAGCCAGGCTGGTGCGCTCGGGCAGAACATGCTGAAGAACGTCAAGCCCAGGGGCGATGACGAGCCGATGAACATCAAGGAGGGTGGGGGCACGACGTCCGAGAAGGAAGACGCTGCGGGCGGTGAGGCCGAGACGGAGGGGGAGTTCGAGGACTTCGGCTTCGATGGCGAGCCTACCGGGGGCGACTACTCCACTGAGGAGGACAACGTTGGCGGTGAGGCCGAAACGTCGGAGCCCTACGCCCAAGGCGGCTTCGTCCAGGGTCTGTCGAACTTCGCTCCGGGTGGCGTGGTCAAGGGCCGCGCCCGCGTCCGAGGCAACAGCTCCCAGAACGACACGCAGCCCGCTCTGATGCAGCCGGGGCAGGTCGTGCTGCCGCGCACGGTGGCTCAGTCCCCGAACGCGCCGCAGAAGGCCAAGAGCTTCGTGGAGCACCTGAAGTGCGGGGGCAAGGTGCAGGGGTTCGCGAAGGGCGGCGAGGCCATCTCGGACGTGTCGGACGACTACACGCTGGACCGGCTGTACCCCGGAGTCAGTGTCGAGTACAACCCTGGCCCGAGTCCGAAGCTGGGGTGGGACGGAACCGGGGTCAGCCAGCGTGACCGGGACGACTTCTTGCGGTGGAAGCAGGCGTGGGAGGCTAGCCCTCAGAAGGCGGGGAGCATCGAGCACCGGAACTACCTAGCCGCCCAAGAGCGGTTTATGCGTCTCCAGGATGCCGCTGCTTGGAAGCAGCTCCAGGAGCGCTCCCGTGCTGCTGCGATGGCCAGCGGCGAGGGCCAGGACATGGACGCCGTGATGGCTCGGATGAACGCCGTGGGGGAGCGGAAGAAGACCCTTGCTAAGGCCCAGCGCCAGTTCGACCTGGACGTCCGCCGAGGGGCTTATGGTGGGCCCGGTATCAACGACTACACGGGCAAGTCCTACCAGTCCAAGTACGCCCCCGAGGAGTATGGCACGCACAAGTACCGTCTCCAGCACGCCACGCAGTCCCTGGCCGGCGAAGAGGAGGGCACTCGGGCTGCGCTCGAGGCGGCGAAGGAGCGAGACGCTCAGCGCGCTAAGGACCGCGCTAAGGCTGAGATGGCTGCGTCGCGGGCCCGAGCTGATCAGTTGCGTGACCAGCACATCCAGCAGATGTCCAAGTTTCTCGGAATAACTCCCCCGTCGCAGGTGCGAATGGACACGTCGGACGTGCCCTCCGCGCAGCTTGATGAGGCTACTCAGGCGAAGATCAAGGCGCAGAACGAGTACAACCAGCGCGGAGGTCCTGCCCCTGACACGACGAACCGTCAGCAAGCTCTGCTCAACGCCGCGGAGAAGAAGCGCGAGGAGCCGCAGCCCATGGCGGACGGCGGCGAGGTCGACCCCTACGCGCAGGTCACCACGGGCCTGGGCGACGAGAACGTGCCCGCTCCGAACGGGCTGCCCGGGATGCTGACGCAGACCTCCACGGCCCAGACCCCCGTGGCCGACGACGCTGCGAACGCCTCAAGGGCACTGGCTCTGGGCGACGGCAACGTCCTCGCCGCGCAGAGCTCGCTGCGTGGTGCGTTGGGGCTGGCGGACGGCGGCGAGGTGGATCCGTCCACGGGCCTACCGCCCGCCGAGATGGACACCTACCAGCGTCCCATGTCCTCGGGGGAGGCGACCATCGCCAACCGCGCGCGGATGGAGAAGGAAGACGAGATGGACGCGATCACATCGCGCCCCCAGCTCGCGCCGCTCAAGCCCGTGAACGCAGTGCTCAGCCCCGGGGAGATCGTGGTGGACCGCGGGACTGCCAAGGACCCGGAGAAGGTCAAGCAGTTCGTGGCGGCGATCAAGAAGGACGACTCCCCGCCCGAGTTCGCTGGGGTGCTGGCCGCGCGCTCGCGCGCCGAGCAGGCCGCGAAGCAAGCAGCCCCTGCGGAACAGCAGCAGAGTCCCGAGGCCAAGGAGTTCGTGGAGCGGATGGCGTCCCCGGACGGGCAGTCGGTCTACGACCCGCGCCAGGACGAAGTGGACGCGTACATTGCCAAGCTCCAGGCCGCGCAGAACGCCTCCCAAGCCACCGAGGCGGCTCGGGAGATGGCGCACAGCACCATGGACCGTGGGGAGAAGCCTCGGCGGAACTTCATGCAAGCCCTCGCCGCGAAGTACGGGTACGACACGAGCTTCACGGCCGGGATGCCTACGCTTCACCCGCGCGAGCGGAACAAGCAGTAGACCTTGGCGAGGAACCCGGAGGGCGTCGGCTGGCTGTAGCGCAGCAGATTGCCCTCCGGTGTAGAATAGTCCGTGGGGTCACGGAACGGGTGCAGGTCGCACGGGTGACGCGGGGCTCGCTTCGCGGGGCAGGGCCAGGGCAGGTGGCAGCCAGTCACCGAGCGGCACACGGCGGTGGGTCCAACGAACATCAGCTTGTCGCACATTGTGGGCCTCCTGTGACTGCATCGTAACACGAATTTCCGGGAGTGCAAGATGCCTTTCAAGTCGAAGGACGAGAAGCGCCAGTACGACGCTGACTACTACCGCCGGAACCAGGGTTCCACCAAGGGTGGGGGGTACTCGGTCCTCTCGGAGACTGCCACGTCGTTTCGGGTGCGCCACCCAAGCGGGAAGGCGTTCACCGTGGCGAAGGCCAGGCTCGGCAAGGGCACGCTCGGGAAGCTCGGATCCATGCCCAAGGCCTTCGCGGAGGGCGGCGAGGCGCTGCCGTTCGCCCCGGAGACGGACTTCCCGCTCGTGGGCGGGCAGACCGTGGTGGACGAGGAGCTGGGCCTTGCGGCTCCCACCCCTATCCCCGCGGACCTCGCCCCTGTCGCTCCGGTGCGCGAGCCAAGTCCTTGGTACTCCGCGCTCGAGGGTTTGGAGTCCGCCGCCCTCGGTCCCGCCACGGGCGGGATGGCCCCTCCGCTCCTCAAGGCGTACCGCGACACCGTGACGGGAGCCGCCGAGAACGCCGCTACGCGCATCGAGCAGGCTGTGGGCGGAGCGCTGGCCCGCCCCGAGCAACCCAAGCCAGAAGCAGTTCAGCCCCCCACCGCTCAGCAGCCCCAGTTCACGGCGGAGCAGTACCTCGCCATGTCGGGACTCGGGCAGGGGCCTGGGTACATCTCTGCTCCGAAGGTCGCACCCGCCCCTACGCTCACGGAGCCGGGTGCTGAGCAGAAGCGTGAAGCCGTGATGGCTGAGTACGCCATCTCCTCGCAGGCCAACAAGGACAAGGCTGCCATCGAGGAGCAGCACGCGAAGTGGCTGGAGAAGAACGCCACGGACTTCGAGGCCAAGCTCAAGGAGCGTAACGCCAAGGCTGACGCGATGATGAAGGACATCTCCTCGTACAAGGTGGACCCCAACCGCTACTGGGCGGACGCCTCCACGGGGCAGAAGGTCGTGGCCGCAATCAGCGTGTTCCTCGGCGGGTTCGCCGCCAAGGGCGGGCGGAACCAAGCGCTCGACCTGATCACCAAGTTCGTGGACGACGACATTGGGGCGCAGAAGCTCGAGCTGGGCAAGAAGCAGAACCAGCTCTCCATGTACATGGAGCAGACCAAGGACCTGCGCGCTGCGGAGGACTACCTCCG